CAGCTTCCCAATTACCTAATCTAAAGGCATTATCGTCAGCATCTCTAAACTCTTGTCTGCAGTCAGGATAGATTGCATGATCACCAGCATGAATACCTAATGCGATATCTGTATCGTTTCCATTAGATGTAGCTTCTGATAGAGCAACTGCTTGAACTAAAGAAGCAAATATTTTGTTTCTATTAGGTACTACAGTAGCTTTCATGTTATCTTCTTCATAATGACCTTCCGGTACATCTTCTCCTCCTTCAGTTAAAGCTGAGTTTAGTAAGTTAACTAATCCGTCTAGCTTAATTACTTGGTATTTAATACCGAAACCTTTCTCATTTAAGTAATCAACTAAGGATTGTGCTCGTTCGAGCTCTACTCTATGCTTTTGACCGTAATCAAAAGATATTGCAGTTACATTGTCATACTCAGATAAACATCTAAGTAGTAAAGTTGAGGAGTCCATCCCTCCTGAAAGACTAATTACAACATTTTTTGCCATTTTAATAAATTTTAATTTGCCAGGTATTATACGTATAGGCTAACGTTTTTTTATAAATCAATAGTAGTCATAGTTTCCATTGCTGTTTGGATATCTTTCCATTTAGTAATGTATTCCTGTAAGCTATTATATACTTTTTGAGTACCGCTGTTTAATTTTTCTCTAGCAACTACTTTTAAAGCTCCATTAAAATTAGAAGGATAGCATATAGTCTTAATATATTCGGTATTCTTCTCTCCTTTAATCACTCTTTCATATACTGTATACCCTCCCGATTGAGATTTAGCAATAAAGAATGGCTCCATAACTGGGTCCTGAACTACGGTATCACCTGCAGGAATTGAATCTGGTCTTCTTAACATAACTTATTTTATTTTATTTGTTTATAAACTGTAACAACTCTTCTTTATTTAGTTGCCCTGATTTTTGATCTAATACTTCATCGCCCTGTAATAGAACTGTGGTAGGTATGCTTCTAATTTTAAATCTTGTAGTATACCCAGTATTATCATCTTCTATATTAATGCTGATAAATTCTATATCATCACTATTATTTTCTGCTTCTACTTTTTCCCAAGTTTTAGCATATATCTTACATGGTCCGCACCAATTAGCGAAAAACTTAATTACTTTTTTATCTGCCATCTCTTACTCCTTTACTCTTGTAGTGATCAGCCTTAGAGAATTTTCTTGGTCCTCTTTGACTATTATCTTTCTTTTTAAATGTTTCTAGCCACGATTGAAGCTGCGTTACTAATTGTTTAGATGAATTTTTTGACATAGTTATATATTATTGTTTATTATAATATAAGAATAAACTATCAGAAAAACAACTAAAACTTAATAATTGTTGTTGTCGTAATAAGCGTAATAAGCATCGTAGTAATAAGCCATAGAACCTGTTCCTGTACTAAATTTTACCCATATCGTATCTGTAACAGAACCAGTATAAGAATTTAAATCTTGAAAAGATAAATATTTTTCTGTCGGTTCTCCAGATCCTGAGCTAATAAAATTAGATTCATTAAAAGGTGGTGTATCATAGTAAAACCCTACTACTTCTGTTGGAAATACTGATTGTGCCTTTATTGTAAAGAAACTACCAGGGACTCTATAGTCTACTGATTCAGAAAAACTAGATGTTAATTCTGTAATGTTAGAACCTACTTGTCCATCTCCCCATCCTTCTACTCCAAAATAACGTACTCCTTTTTCAACTACACTTATCTGTGCTTGTGATTCTTGAAGGTAACATAAGCTACCAGATACTGAATTATAAGCGATAAAGTTATTGACTGAGTCTTCTACCTGAACCTCAATTCCGTCTCCTGCTGTCAACCTAGAGGCTGTCACATTTGCTTCGATTAAGTTCTCTGGTAGTATTTCAGTATGGTACAGATCTACTGTTTGTACATCTCCTCCTAATTCTGTTGCGTATACTTTAAAAACTCTTGCCATACATATAAATAGTTAACCATCACAAGATAGGCAATCAGTTGAAGTTCTACTACCTATATCACCATTAATTACAGAATCTGTTCTTAAGTAATAAAGTGTTTTTACTCCAAATCTCCATGCAGCTTGATGAACTTCGTTGATAAATTTAGGACTATCAGTAGGATCAAACGCTAAATTAAGCGATTGTGTTTGATCAATATACTTCTGTCTAGCTCCTGCTTGCTCTACTAGTGCTAATTGATTAATTTCAGCAAATGTTAAAAATATAGGTTTATCTTCTGAAGGCATTACGTCTTCAGGTAAATTAGCGATAGAACCTCTATCTCTCATAATTGTATCCCATACTTCTTCTGTATTTGAACCTGTTTCTTCTAAGTAAGTTTCTAGGGCTGGGTTCTTTCTAATAAAAGTACCTTTTGCTGAATTGAAAGTGTATATATTGGCTGGTACTGGTTCTATACCTGCTGATACTCCTCCTGCTATAGTGGAATTAGATACTGTAGGTGCTATTGCCAATAAATGACTATTTCTCATTCCTGTACCTTTACACCAAACTGGTTCTCCGTATTCTTCTGCTAATTTACGAGATGCGTTTTCTGCTTTCTGCTTAATATCAGAGAATATTTGGTGAGTATAAGATGTAGCAGCTATTGATGTAAATGGTATTCTTTCATCTTGTAAAAATGTATGCCATCCTAATACTCCAAGCCCAAGTGCTCTTCCTTTTTTAGCTGATCTATGAGATCTTATCAAGGAGTCTCTGCCAGAAGTCTTTGCTAAAAATTCTTCTAATACTCCATCTAAGAAATAGATTGCTGTTTCGATCAAATCTGTATTTTTCCATTCGTGCCATTTAGTTAAGTTAACAGATGACAAACAACATATAAACGAATGCTCTTCATCTGTGTGTAACGTAATCTCAGAACAAATATTAGTCATAGAGACATCTAAGTTGTTCTTCTTATAAGCTGGAGGATTTGCATTATTAACCGTATCTTTAAACATTAAATATGGTTCTCCTGTTTCGACTCTGGACTTGAGTATTTTAATCCATAATTCCATTGCCTCAGGGTCTCTATGCTCTAATTTTTGCATAAAGTTATCATCCACTACAACACATTGATGTAGGTTTAGACACTGCCTATTAGGGTCTCCTTTTGGACGTCTAATTTCTAAGTATTCTGCTATATCTGGATGATTAATATCAAGGTTTACTGAAGCTGCACCTCTCCTCACAGCTCCTTGGTTAGTAGCAATAATAGTAGAATCATAAATCTTAGCCCAAGGAACAATACCCTCTGACTGACCTACTTCATTACCAATTTTTTCTCCTCTACCTCTAACCTTAGATAGACCAATACCTACACCACCGCCTAAGGATGTCAATCTCATTAATTCAGCATTAGTTAATCCAATACCGCGTATCGAGTCGGGTGTATCGATACCAAAACATGAGATTGGCAATCCTTTGTCAGTGCCGGTATTTGAAAGTACCGGTGAGGCTAAGTTCAACCATCCTTTCCACATATACCTAAAGAATTTATTCTCTAGATCTGGACGGTCTAATCTTTTAGCTATAGTTGATGCTACTCTTCTATATGCCATTTTTACGTTTTCTCCTTGTCCTAAATAACCTTTGGAGACTGTTGCTATGGATACTTCATTCATCCATTCCGGATAATCTTTACCCGCTACCCACTCTGATGTGTCTACTATTATGCTCATTTACCTTTATTTATTTTTAAAATGCTGTTCCCCAGTCTAAATGACCTTTAGCATAGTTTGTAACTCTATTAGCGAAAAAGTCTGTTTGCTGTTTACCTGCAATTACTGCATCAAACCATTTCATTGTCTTTAAAGCACCTTTGTCAATTTCTTCTGCAGGAATAATTGGTTTAAGCCCTAAGTCTGCCATCTTAGTATTAACTCTATGCTTAATAAAGTTTTTTAATTCACTTTTAGTAAGATTTTCTAAATCTCCTAATTCGAAAATTTTGTCAATAAAATCAAATTCTAATTTTACTGCCATATGAGCTGCTTCTTCGATATCCTGTATAAGTTTATCAGTTTTAAACTCAGGATGCTCTTTCATTAAGGTTCTAAATAACCAACAACCAGCTTCTGAGTGAAGAGATTCGTCTCTAACTGACCATTCTACTATCTGTCCAACTCCTTTAAGTAAGTTTCTCATTTTAAATGAAAGGAGTACTGCAAAAGAACTAAATAAGTTAACACCCTCTGTAAAAGCAGAAAATATAGCTAGTGAAACTGCTCTTTGATGCCAATCTGGTGTGCCGTCGTGATTATCCCTTACCTTCATTAGAGACTCAATCTTAGCCATAGTAGCTTCATCTTCTAAAAACTCAGCAAAATTATCTAAACCTAATTGTTCATTTAATAGTGAATAAGCTTCTGCATGAATCGTTTCTGATGAACCTAAAGTAGTTCCCATCATGATAATTTCTGGTTTTCTGAACCATTTAGTGACTAGAGTAGACCAGTAGTCATTTACTATTGTTTCAGTTTGGGCAAACCCTTTAAGTATCCCACCAATAAGGTGCTTTTCATTAGGTTTAAGATTAGACGCCCAATCGGTTACGTCGTTTGCCATTGGTACTTCAGTATGTAACCAGTGTGCTTGTTGTTGTTTTAACCAGTAGTCATAAGCCTTAGGGTATTCAAAGGGCTTGTAAACGATTCTTTCTTTTAATAAACTCATATATCTTTATATATTTGAAGGTATGTTAGACAAAAACATCTCCATAAAATTATTTCGGAGATGCCATAATAAATAGAATATATATTCTACTTTTAGCAATCTATTTTACAAAAGTTTTTCAAGTACTGTTCTATCTAGGTTAAACTTAGGTTTACTTTCATCCTCTAATAAATCTGCTGGATCTGATTTACCTTCGAATGTTATATGACCGTTATTTGTATCCATCTTTACATTATAAGTCATACCGTCTTGACCATATCTATTCTTCATAACATGGACTCTCCCTGTTCCCAGTACTTTGTCTTCCTTCTGTCGAGATAATGATAAACAAATATCTGCTACCATCATCTTATCATAACTGCCGGCTGCTTTATCTCCTTCAATTACACTATCTTTTGCTCCCATTCTATTAACCTGTGAAGGTGTAAGAATAGGTATCTTTAATTCTTTCGCTAATCCTTTAGTAGCGATAAATACATCATCAATTTCATCTTTACGTTCTGAGAATTTACCTTTTGAAGGTGCTCTTAAATAATCTACGTAATCAATTATAATCATATCTGGTTTATGATCCATATCAGCACATTTCTGTACATGCGATTTAATACTATTAACTGTTGCACCTTTAGGTGGATACTCTTTAACAATTAACGCTCCTTTAAGACCATCAACTGTCTTCTGTACATCCTTACGGTAATTATTAACTTCATCAATAGAGTGTCCTGTAAAGTAGCAGTCAAAGCGTTTACCAACGTAATCTTCTCCGAGTTCCAAAGTATAGTAGTTAACTTTATACCCCATCTTAACAGCATGAGCAGCGATAGCAACCATAGTCCAACTTTTACCACCTCCAGGATTACCAAACACAATAGCCAAGTCACCAGGTCCAAATCCTCCTTGAATGCCATCGTTAAGGATAGGCCAAGGGCTAGGAACAGTAGGGCGATAGTCAGTTCTGTAACGAGTTTCCACATCTTTATTATATTCATGTCCAATGTTTTTATCCATTCCAGCTTTCATTGCTTTTTCAACCATATTTCTAATACCGTCGAAATCTCCTTCTTTTAATAAGTCTGCAGAAGATAGAATAGCGTTTTTCATTTCTTGATTCTTACAGAATCCTAAAAACTCTTCTTGTATAAAGTCTAAGTCATCTTGAGAGGCTTCGTATGAGTTACGTAATTCCTCTTTTAAGGCTACTACTAATACTTCGTTATCTAACTTTTTAAGTTGTACTTTAAGAACATCCATTGTAATGTTGGTATGGTACTTATCAAAATACTCTTTAATTTCATTGATTATCCACTTATGTGAATCTGCATCGAAGTAATGATCATGTAATACGTCTCTAACTGTTAGTAAGAAACTTTTGTCTGTTAATAGGGAACCTAATACTTTTAACTGGAACCCCTTCCCGTACTGCTGTAAACTCTTTAATGTCATCTATAACCTATTTTATATATATTAAATATAATTAATTTTCTGTTAATAACCAACTGCTAGACTGTATTTTTTCACCTAAACCGTCAATTAATTCTATATCAAATTGTTCGCATATTCCTCTTTCTGGAATAGTAGAGTTGTTTTGATCTCCTCCGTTTGCAAAAGCTAGTTTCATTGAACCGTAAAACTTCTCAACCATTAGTCTTAGAGTAGCATTTTGAGTCGAATCTTTGTCTATCGAAATCCAAGCCATATCTACTGATGTTAAAGCTCTAATGATTTCTATTCTTTCGTTTTCATCTTGAAAGAATTTTGATCCTTTTAATTCTCTTTGTATATCGTTATTTACAATAACTATGAGAATATCACCTGATTCTTTTGCTTTTTTAAATAACTCTAAATGACCTTTATGCAAAGGATTAAAGTACCCACTAACTATTACTGCTTTTTTCATAACTTTCAGCGATTAGTTTTTTAAATTTAGTTGTTGACCATCCATGATCTCTACTTAAATAATGGATTGGAATTTTTAAATTATCACCGGTAAAAGGTTTACCGATATAATCATCACCTAAGAATCTAACATCAAACTCACCTATTTTAAGAAGATCTAAGAGCTGTTCTTCGTACGTATAGCGTACTACATCTGCTACGTATTTAATACTTGTCAGTACTTCTTTACGTTCATCTGCTGATAATATTGGTTTTAGTTTATGAGGTCGTTCAATAGATGGGTCTGTATGTAATAGTACAATTAAGCTATCACACTGTTCTGCACATTCTTTAAACATTTTTATATAACCCGGATGTATTACATCAAAGTTACCTGCAATTACTCCTTTTTTCATTTAACTGTTGTTAATGGTCTAAAATTCTCTAACCAAGCTTCTGTATTCTTAGTTATACCCTCTATTTTATCTGTATCTAAACAGTGTAAAAAAGCACCAACTTGAAGATCTGGTACTTCACTCTTAATAATATCTACTACGTGTGTCTTTTCTTTATCATCTAAGTCAGATACATTCAAATCCATCAACTTATAATTAGTTTCAACTCTATCCCATTCTGTGATAATCTTAGGAAATATCTTTTTGAACTTCTTTTCTTCTAACTTCTTAGCACATACATCGTATACATAATCTAGAGTAGTTCCTGATTTATTTACTAGGTCTGGGAACTCTGCTATAATAGTTTTTATACCTAACCCTTTGACTCCTGCTAAGTTATCCGAATTATCACCTAATAGCGCTTTAACTACGTTGTAATTTTCCGGTAATACCTTAAGTTCATCAAATATGTTATCTTCTGTGAATGTTTTCTTTTTAATAGGAGCATATACTTCAATAGTATCATCAACTAGCTGTAAAAAGTCTTTATCTGAAGATACAATAGTACATTTTTTGACATTAGAGGATGATGCACGTTTTGCTATATAAGCAATAATATCATCTGCTTCTAATTTTTCCATTTGTAACTGTTGCACTGGTAAGCAATCTAAATAATCCTGAGTTCTAAGTAATTGACCAATTAAGGCTTCCATTTCCTCAGCTTTACTATCATACAAACCCCAATGAGTAATTCTTGATGATGCTCTTTGTGCTTTGTAGTTAGGATCTATATTCTTTCTATTAGCTGACCCTCCTTTACCGTCCCATACTATCATCACCCTTGTAGGTTCAAATATTCTTGTAACGTACCCTAAAGATCGCATGAAGCCTACCAGACCACCTATATGATGGCCTGATGGGTTCATTGCTTTGAGCAGTGAGAAACTACGAATTAACATATTCATAGCATCTATGACCAAGATATGGTCATTGAGCTCTCGGGGTGGGGTTTCTTTTAAGTTATTTAGGATATCATCGTACGCCATTAATCTAAAATGTTAGGCGTTATACGTTCCTCCTCTAAATCACCTTCTTCAATAAGATCAAAGTCTACTGATCCTACTAATTTAAGCCAATGTTCTTTATGAGCATCTCGATACTTATCGATCGCTTTTTTATCATCTTGAATAAATCCATGTGAGGTCATTACTACTCTACCTCTAGATTGAACTCCTCCAATATGGTTCTTTTCTACTTGAATATTAGTACGTTTAGCAAATTCAACCTGTAATCCGTTTTTAATAGCTTTAATTTTAGATGTACCTGGGTTTGTGATATTACCAAAAGTAATTACTAATGTAGAATCGTACCACATAGACATTCCACCTTTATTCTGCAACTTAGGTTGACCCATTGGATGCTCAGGTTTCATAGTCCATACTTTATTAATAGCTACTAACGTATTAGTGTAAGGAGAGTTTTCTTTTCTTGACAATAATATTTTCTGGTTAAGGTTATTACCGAATTGAGTCGACATTGCACCTGCATTCCATTCATTATTATTTTTATTAGAACGAACTGATAAATCACAAGGTATAGAGCCTATAGAATCCCAGAAGAAACACATATCATAAGGTAAATTACCTTTAGCTTGCTCATCCATAAGATCAGCCATATAAACTGCTACTTCTTCTATTGTATTTAACGTACCTCTATCTGCATATAAAAAATGACCTTCGTAATCTGTTACATTACCGTTTTCATCTAATACTTCGTCAAATTTAAGTCCCATTTCCTTGGCATGTTCCCATGACCATTTCATCTCTGAAATAATAAAGACAGGTAATACTCCCATCTTCTGGGCATTCACTGCTGCTTCTAATAGTGCGGTAGTTTTACCAGTATCACTATGTCCTCTCAGTAGTGTAATATGCCCAGTTGGAATACCAGGTAGAGAAGTAATATCTTGAAAAGCTTTAGATAGTGGAATCCATCCTTGTTCTTTGAACTTTACGGATGCATTCGAAAATCCTTTCTTCTTCTTAAAATTACCAAGATTAAAACTTTTCTTGATTGCCGCAGATGCGGCTGCTGCTACTTCTTTTTTCTGTTTTGCCATATTTACTCGTTGAATAAGTCATCAAATTTACTAACTGTGTCTTTGTTGCCAGCCGTAGCTGTTTCCAAAGTAAAGTCTGATTTGTTCTGACCTAAGCTTTCTGGCAGGGATTTATCTGTTTCACTTACAGATGATGCAGGTGATTCATCAGCAGATCCAGGATTTAAATAATTCTGTAATTGCTTTTTAATGAAGTCGTAATCATACTGAGTATGTACTTCGGTAGGGTTAGGTTGAGTTTTTAACCATAAGTCAACTTGCTCATTATTATCTGATAATGGTGTCTGTTTAGGTTTAATTCTTACGCTAGTTTCAGGATAAGGATTACCTTCTCTCTGTTCTACTACCATATCCCATCCGTTGATTACATCGGTAAAATCTCCAATATCCTCATCTTCTGCTAAAGCAAGTAATGCTTTATAGATTGTTACTCCAAATCCCCATAATCTTACACCTTTATCTTCTTCTCCTCGTACTACTACGGGAGCAAAGACTCTAGTTTTAGGATTTAGTTTACCAGATAGTGACCAATTGTCTTTATCTGATGTCTTTCTAAGTTCTTTTACGAACTCTTCAATTGGATCTTGTTTACCGAAATTCGATAAAGCTACCATTGGGTACTTTCCTACTCCATAGTGGAATTTTAATTCCTTAAAAGGAAATGTAGGATCAAAGGCAGACGGTACGATACGTAACGTTTGTTTACCTAATGATGGTTTCCAAAAGATTTTTGAATAGTCTGTTTTTTCTCTCTCCTGACCATTAGAGTTTAAGGCGTCTAATTTAGCCTTGATTGCATTGATATCCATATAACTGATTTTTAAATTATAACTTATTAGTAATATAAGAAGAAGAACTCAAGGGACCAACTGTAACTTGAATTACTTTGGCTTAAAGTTCAATAATCTTATATAATTTTGTATTTACTCTCTTTAATTCTGGTCCTTTTGTAAGTAGGACACAGTTTCTGTAGTCTTTCCAATTAACTCTGTATGAACTGTCTAGTTGACCGTCGTTCAGACTCTTAATCAGAGTATTTAATGCATTAATTGTATATAATGTATTAGATTCTTTTTTTCTATGTACTAAAATCGTATTGTCTAAGAATGTTCCTACATTTCCAAAGTCAACATTATAAGTACAAATGTACTCATCTTGGCTTTTTGCGTATAAAACAAAAATCTTATTATATATGATTTTATATCTTTCTTGAACCTCCTTTAAGACACTGTCTATGGTATCCTCTGTTGCAAAGGTGCAGAATAATTTGTTGCTCATATCCTCGTTTAAATAAATGGGATCGATATCGTAATCGAACCGCGGCAAGCTAATTGTTGTTACCATATATAAATATCTTTGTTGATTATAAAACCAAGTCTTTGTTGAAATTAAATTTAATAGGCAGTGTCCCACCTTTCTCCATTAGTTCTTTTATCTTTTCTAGTGTTTCTTTACCGTCTTCTTTGTGAAAATCAAATAGAAAAGAATCGTAGGTGTACAGTACAAGTTTAGTTTTTTTATCCTGTAAATACCTTAATACTTCTTTTAATATAAGAATATTATTTGATGTCTCCAACGATTGCATCATATAATTCATAAGCTTAGCAGGATGCATTTCTTTTAGTTCCATAGTAAAAGCTTTACCGGACTGAGGGTTACATACAAAGCCTTCGCTTTTAAACATATTCCACATTTCATCAATATAGCTTTGAATGAGTTTAAATATTTCCATGTCCTTATGTTCCTCAGGTACTTTACCGTATATCGCTTGAAAGTTAATTTGCTTAGCTTCTAAATACTGCTCATCTGATATATCTTCAGTACCGAAGTAATGTTTAGCTAATTGCTTATGTGCAGATTCGCTGGTTAGTTTAAATCCAATTTGCTCACAAAGTAACCTAAGGTGATAACCGTCGAAATCAAACTCAACAAAATAATCCCCTTTCGGCGTGAAAGATTTGCGGTGTTCGGAATTCTTAGGTATAGCAGCGAAATTAACAGAATTGAAAGCATTAGTAGGTCTAGAAGTGACATTGTAAAGGTTATAAGAGGTTAGAACTGTATTATTAATTGTATTATATAGTGGATTTCTAGGTTTAAAAAGCTCATTAAAAGCACTATAATGTATACCTAGCCCAGGTTGCTCTAATAAGTAGAATACATTTGTTGCCATATTATTATAGAAACTGAATCCATCTGGTATATCGTATTCGATTATTTCTTTTACTTGATCAAATACTTTCTCACAGGATTCATATAATTTACTTATAGGTATTAACTGATTGATGTTAGGATACTCTCTAAATTTATTATAAAAAAAGTTAAGAGACTCATTTTCTTTACTATACTCTAATTTATCGTATTTAGTCATTGAGTAAAGGAGTGATAAGTCTATAGCTCCCTGTAGATTAAAGTGATATAGAAGCTTCTTCTTATCTAATGTATATAGTTTATCGCATTTAGATAGAAGTTCATAGATACGAGTTTTATCTATATTAATACCTTCATCATGGTTTATAGGAATAATATATCCACCCATTGTTGAATTGAGAAATCTAATGTAGACTGCTATAGTGCTGGTAAGCTTAGGATGGTATAAATCATTAGACGATATTACATCGACGTAACATCCTAATTTCATTAATCCTTCTAGCGAATTTAATTTTGATTCTTGCTCTACTATATAAAACACTTAATATCCTTTTATACAATATAAGGATTATGTTTCGAGTTTACAAACCTTTGATGGTTTATTTTAGAAATAGGTGTTAATTTTTTGCGAACTAATTTTTCAAACAACTGTTCTCTAGCTATTAATTCATACCAGAATATAGAATCTTTAATATCTAATGCGTTTAATACTGATCTTAAAATATCGTAACCGTTACTATTAGTGTAGTGTTTAGGGTTATTATCTGATTCCTTATAGAAATCTTTTGCTTCTACTATATTATAGGTATACTTATAGTCTTTATTATCAAGATCAATTGAAAAAAGTTTTTTATCTTGTATTCCTAATATAGTATAGTATAAGCTCTCAAAGTATCTTCCGTGATGCATATCTATATAAGGTCCTTGATTATCTTCTAAATAATTTTTTAATATTTTATGAATGTAATGGTTAATAGTATTCTTATCATGTCTAAAACTCTTATACTCTGATACTTCTAGGATTCCGCTGTATATTTTTTCTTTTGCGTCTTTCAGTACTACAAAACAGGTATCAATCTTTTTAAATACATTTTGAAATCCTTTTTCCATTATAACAGCTTTAGACTTCTCATTTATACTAAAAGTAGTTTTATCTAAGTACCCTGTATGAGTATATGTATTAATTACTCTGCTGCTTGCTTTTAAACTATAAATGTAACCGTAGTCAAAGTTACGAGCAGGGTATGCTAAACTAATGGGGATTAGGTTATCATCATGTATTGCATTAGAATCTTCTACGTTTCTCATTTTATTTGACTACAAATTGAGCCGGGTCTTTTAGTACTTGACTTCTTATACCTGGAAGAACTAAGTTAGCCTGTTTGGTGATATCTGCATTTTGAGCTTTTAGGCCGGGGTACAAATATCCATTCATTATTTGATCTTCTGGATCTCCTTTTATCTTCCATTCAAGTTTTAGGAGTTTTATTGTTGTTCTTCCTTCTCTTTTAAACATTACAAATCTCTTCTTAGTAAGCTCGTAAATTTTACCTGTTCTAGTATCTTTAACAAAATACCTCATTAAGGTACCTATTTTATAATCCTTATCATTTGGTTTTGGATAGTAAGTTACAAAGCTAGTTCCGAATCTTTCGTCTTGATCATCAGAACCATGAGAATGAGGTATAACTAAAAGTTTTTCTGATTTGGGAGTAATGGATTCTCCTTTATAGTAATTACCTTTAAAATCAGCTACATACTTACCAAAGTACTTGTTACCTGTTTTTGCATCTTGCAAGGTACCGTGTACTTCTCCTCCTACTATTTGTTTATGTTTAGGTATATAAGCCATTATACGTTATATTTTGTAATTTTACCTTCTGATGCTAGAGCTACTGCTCGGTTAACATCTTTTCGTCCCTCAGTACCTGCACCCCAAGATACATGGAAGTGTTTCCCACTTGCTGCTCTTGTAGGATTAGAGTATTCATCAATAAACTTAACATTAGGAACTCCTCCTGCTGCAAATCCTTGTAATACTTTAAGTACTGCTTTTTGATTACCAGTTGAATATGGAGTAATTACAAAATCTAATCCTCTACCAGATGCATGACGACTTACATATGACAACTTATGGTGGAATGCATCATTACCACCGGTAAATATTAACTGTACGCCTGGTACTTCTGTTTTTATTTTCTCTACAATCGCTATACCTAAGTCAGCTGTTTGTTTTGTAATATCTCCACCATTTGATAGCTCCTGACCTTTTTCTTTATAATCAGCCTTAATTAATGCTTGTCTTAATCTGTTAGCTTGAGTATGTCCTGCTATTTCTTCTGGTGTAGGCATTGATGCTGCATCTCTAGATCTTGGAGCTCCGCCGCCGCCAGATGCTCTTGCTCCTGTTGATGGAGTAGCTACTTTAGGAGAACCTTTTATTGGGAAAAATGTTGTTTTAATATCTGTCCACCATTGGTTATTTTCTAACGTATGAGATATTCCAGTAACTAGGAATCCATACCCATCATATTTTGCAGGTAATATACCTTTATTAATACGAAACGTAAGACCTGGTTTAAGTCCAGATATACCCAGCATTTTTAACGAAAGTTCTATTGGAATAACTCCTTGAGGTACTTTACCGTTATTTACTATATGCTCTTTATACCCTTTTTGAATGTAACTAATGTTTTGGTTTTCCATTTGGTTCCATTTCTCTCCATCGTACTGCTGATCGCTCATACCAAGACCATTGAAAGCTTTGAATACATCATCTAACTCTTCAAGATGTTTTTCTATTCTCTCATTAGCCTCTTCATCTTGTTCAGCGTCAGATTGATCTTTAGCTCTAATGTGTCTGTCCAAAGCACCTTGATTCCACTGTAATAAAGTTTGTATATTTTCATTATAATTACCTGAGTTACCTTGAGCAGCTATTGCTACCATGTTTGATATCTTAGAAGTAATTTTACTACTAATATTTAATGATTTAGTTGTAGACTTTAAACCTGTTACATTAATTACTGGGATAGATTCTGGTGATAGGTTATTTCTATCTACCATTGTAAAGTTATCAGGAAATTCAGGATCGGCATATAAATCGAATTGATTAACATTCCCTAAACATCTTTGCACTTCTTTCAATACTGAAATAACAACATCGTATATACCTGCTCCTTCGTCTGTACCTGCTTCACCTATAATTTTATCTACTTGAGATATTATAAAGTTAGTTGAAACAAATATGCTTAAACAGTCATCTGCTTTATCACCGGGAGCTAGTTTTTCCATCTCCTGTGTTAAGTCATCTCTCTTTATACAGTAATCTTTATCTTTAGATGGAGTTTTAGGTATATTAGCTACATAAGGATCTAATGACCAATGGTTAGGGAAAGTAATAAATTTTTGACCGAAATCTGTATTGAATGTAACTAGTGGTAATTTTTTAGTATTATCTAAAAGTACAGATGTAGCATTAATAACCTCGAAAAAGCTACGAAGACTGATAACACAGAAGTCTACAGAATCATCAAAAGCGTACCAAGCACTACGAGCAATATCTTGCTTCATTCTTAATACTGTGAAATCTGTTTTTAATTTATTAGCTACTTTTTCTGCTTTTTTAGATTTAAGTAATTCTTTTGCTTTTTTAACAGTTGAACCACTATGTGTTAGTTTCGTAAAAACGTAATGTAATACACTTTTACTTTCTACTTTATCAGCATCTTCGCTTTTATCCTCCGGCTTTGTAGCATCTGTAGTTTTACCTACTTTCATTGCTTCTAGTATTTGTCCTCTGGAAACTATTTTTAAGCTACAATCATATCCACCATCTGGTCTGAAGCTCCAATTATAGTTCTGTATGTATCCGAACATACCTTCGTAGTTACCGTGACCAGCTTCTCTTTTTACTTTAATATTATTGTCCATTTCAACTCCAGATCTAGGAGTAAATACATGACCATCCGGTACTAAAAAGTTATCAGCACCCATTTTTGCAGTGTTACCACTATTATCTACATATACTGAATGTCCCCATTCTAATATACAGGTATATCCAGGTTTAAAGTATAATTTTTCTATATTCTCTAAGTCTTCAACTGTCCAAACCACAAAGTCTACTTCTGCTTGTAGTATTGTACCAAATCTGTTTTTAGTTTTACATTTAAGTCCAGTAATACCGGGCATAGGTCTAAACCCTAATGATTGATTTGTGTAAGCATTATTACCAGTAGTCGAACCAGGTTCTAAGTTAATACCTGATCTTGGATCTCCACCTGCATTTAATGTTCCTCCTGTTAGTACGTACTTCTTAGCTAAATCTGCTGTACCTGTAACATTAGGACGTGCAGATCTATTTTGTAGCAACTGCTTAACTTCACCATCTGTTATTTGATTTACACTAGATCGGAGCATAACCCAGGCAGCATTAGAATGTATAGCATGTTGTTGTTCTATAGTCTTACTATTACTTTCAACTAAACTAGCTCTTTGTTCTAACTGTTTGGTAACGTACCCTGTTACTGGGCTACCAAATGTTTCTGCTTTAGCTCCCATTATTTACCTGTTTTTATTTAAGTCGTCAAATAACCTTAGAGCATTTGCTGTGTCATAAGGTACTCTTAACTGTACTCCAGGTTTTACGTTTAATCCGTCTTTTTTTGAATTGTTAGCACTTGCTATTATCCACCATAGTGATGGATCTCCGTAAAACTGTAGAGCAAGAGTATCATATCGATCTCCTCCAGCTGCTATTAAGTAAGTATCTTCAGGATGCAAAGGCAAATTAGGGTACATTACATTAGCGTAGTACCTTCTACCTTGTTTCGTTTTAAATACTTCTATATTTGTTGTTCTCCTTGGCATATTTATGCATTGTTAATAAATTGTCCTCCGTCTGCTACATTAGCATTAGGGTTAAAGGATTGTATCGGTTGGAATGCAATCGATATATTTAGCATATGAGGTAATCTAGGTAAATCAGGATCTGTTTCCCATGGAGTTACTTTATCCCAAGAAATTCCGACAGATTTTATAAATCCATCTTGATTCACTAAATAATCACCTACTGTTACTTGACATAACGTTCCTCTCATAAATCCTCCGTTATTTCCATACGTAGGAGCTGTAGTACCTGCTAATAAGTTAAGCTTTCTGTATAAGGGAACCAACTCTTCTTTAGAAAAAGCTGCTATTTTAAAATCAAAGGTTATATCTCTCTGAAATCCTTGGTATGTATAAAACTCTTCTGCTCTTCCGATATATTTAGTACCTTGCCAATTACCGGTATAGTTATCATTAAAAGCATCTAAGAATGCTCTGAAGTGTAAGAAGAAATTAGTTTCAGGTGTAATCGAATTGAAGTAAAAAGGTATAATGTCGTTTATAGATGCATCTTCAATAGCATTTGCTGTAACTTCGGGTAGTAAGTTGATCTTATCTCCCTGTGGTGCTGCTGAAGCTTGATCCATCATCATACCGTACTTAACATCTATCTGGTCAGTAGTATAATCAATAGAGCCAAGATCTGTTGTAGACCCATATCCATTTGTATTTTCATCTACAATTTGTCCTTTTCCTTTTACTCCTGCGTTTTTATCATAAGTTCGGAAACGTCTAAAATCTATAATAGATGTTGTTCTGCTTTCTGAAGCGTCTGAGTTAGTAACTGATGTTACAACTCCTTTAGCAGGATCTATTTTTGAATTTAAAGAAGATTCTCTACTTGTAGGAGGTGGTGGTTCATTTGTACCGCTTACTCCTCCATCTGTTTGTTGAGATTGAAAGCTTCCTTCTGATTGTTGATCTCCTCCAGCCTGTCCTATTAGACGGCCTCCTGGGGTTGTATAAGCAGGATCACCTATTTCTTGGTCTTCTAGGTTACTTTCAACACTACTATCGGAAGTATTATTTCTACCGTCCTGTCCTGTGTATGATTCAGCAGTATCAATTTCTGTTTGTTGCTCCTCTAACTTAGTTTCAACTGAACTATCTGCTGTATTAGTTCTACCGTCTTGACCTGTATAAGATTCTGCAGTATCAATTTCTGTCTGTTGTTCTTCTAACTGAGTTTGAACTTGAGAAGTACCTGAATTAGTTCTTGCTTCATTACCTGTATACTTGTCTGTCTCACCTTCTAAATCATAAGCTGATTCATACTCTACAGGAGTAGCGCTCATTGGTCTGAAACCTTCATCTCCTGTATTATCCGGTGATATTACTGCGTTCTTCTTAGAACCAAATAAACCTTTAACAAAGTTAAAAGCTTGCTGTATATCATCTCTTAAATAAGAAGTAGGTTCACCAAATGAATCGTCCTGTCCAGCTTTAAGATCAAATCTACTATTTAAATCTTTTAATCTAGAAGGACTAGGTGGTTCATATCCTGCATCTCCGTAGTTATCTACGATTACAGGGTTACCTTTTAATACTGAATTAGCACCTTGTGTGCCTCCTCCAATACCTAAGTTATTCTGTATAAAAGCACCTATAGCTGATTGAGGTCCTTGTCGATTAGTAAGGTATGTTTCATTCTGAAAAGCATATACGAAGTGAGTTCCAGTACCATTTACAGGTACTTGAGCTAATGTACTTCCTGCTATTTTTAATACCTTACCTGGTCCATTACCTAGTAAAGCTTGATTTATACCAAACTTTAATCCAGCAGGTGAAATCATTAACTTCGATATTCGAGTTAAATCATCTATTCGGCTACCAGCTTCCAAAGCAAATCCAGACCCATTAGGAGGATTGTTAATATCCTTTGTAACTAATGGCGTTGTAGTCCCTGAATCTGAATATTTTAAGGACTTAAGATTTGTTTGTAGGTCTAATAATGGCATTTACTACTTTACTCCTGTTCCAGATTCTGGATTCTTATATCCTTCTGGTGTTCCTCCGTCTAAATCTAATACAGAGTGAGTACCCAACTGTGCAGAAGCTTTATCGTTATAATGTTTCTGGCTAGATGGTAATGCGTTTTCTCTAGTTACAGGAGTATCTCCTTTAAGTCCTAGTTTTGATACGATTTGTTTGTCTAAAATTCCCATGTTTGTTATTGTTTAATTATAAATATGATGTTTATGAAGATTTAACAGAAGCAAGCATTAATGATTCACCGACTTTATTTCCGTCTATGATTACATCGCCTCCTTCTTTTATTGCTGCAAGTATTAAATCTAATTTTTCTGCTACTGCAGAGTCACTAGATTCTTCTCCTCCTCCAGTTATACCGTTAATAAGAGAAGTAATTGCTCCTGATGCTGCAACCATTGGTGCTGCAAAAGCAGTTGTTAATATTAATCCTTGAAGTTCGTTTAATTTTTCTGTTTCTATTCCTGATAATGATTCTTTAATCATTGCTAAAGCATTACCAATTGATGTAAGTGAATCTGCTGTTGAAGCTAATGGAGTTGACATAGCTGCTAAAGTTGCTAATGGTGCTAAAGCTAACCAAATAGCTATTGACGATAAAGCCATAATTCCACTAGCTGCAGAGAATGCTATCATTCCAGCTGCCATACCCATAAGACCTTGACCTGCAATTACTAATCCAGGTCCAATGTCTCCAAATTGTTTTAATGATTCAGCTAATCCTGCTGGATTAACTTCGTTCATGACTGCCATTCCTCCGGCTAGTATAGTTAATCCTGCTGATGCACCAATTAATGCTGGTATTGCTGCTGTTAATACTAATGCACCTGCAGCTAAACCTATAAATGCTGGACCTAAGAT